GGGAGAGCACCTGCTTTGCAAGCAGGGGGTCGTCGGTTCGATCCCGTCATCCTCCACCAACTAATTAGGAGATAATTATGGCAACAAAACCCGGCCTCTATGCCAATATCGCAGCAAAAAGAGAACGTATCAAAGCTGGTAGTGGCGAGAAGATGCGCAAAGTTGGAGCCAAAGGTGCCCCAACCAAGCAGGCGTTTATTGAGTCTGCTAAAACAGCAAAGGTAAAAAAATGAAAGACTTTAAAAAAATGCCTAAAATGGCATGCGGTGGCAAAGTTAAAAAATACGCTGACGGTGGCAACGTTGATTTAGATGCCTATGTCCGTAAAACAACAGGTTTGCCTGCTTCTAAAAATACCGCAGCAACACCGTCTGCTGCCGTAAAAAGAAATGTAGGTCCTACCCCAAATATTAATGATGTTGTCCGTAAAAGTATGGGCATGGCAAAAAAATATGACGATATACCTGAACCTAGTACATCCATTCCAAAATACACCGGCCCTGAAGTAAATGTAAACGATTTAGTAAAAAGTCAACTAAAACGCGGTGGCAAAGTAAAACGCGGTGGTAAAAAGAAATAATGGCAACTAAAAAGAACCCTTCACTATCTATTGGCCGTGGTGAAAAGTTACCAGCATCTAAAGGTGCCGGACTAACTGCCAAGGGTCGTGCTAAGTACAACGCAGCAACAGGTTCAAACCTCAAAGCACCACAGCCTGAAGGCGGTGCCCGTAAAGATTCATTTTGCGCTCGTATGTCCGGTGTAAAAGGCCCCATGAAAGATGAGAACGGCAAACCAACACGCAAGGCAGCAGCACTAAAAAGGTGGAAATGTGGCAGCTAAAAAACTAATAGCAAAATTTGATCCCAAAATGTGTGATGTAATTATTGAAATGGGAAAAGAAGGCGCTTCACAAAAAATGATGTGGAGCCAATTAGGCATATCTAAAAGCACAGCAGAAAACTGGAAAAAGAAACACCCAGAATTTGGTGAAGCGTTAGACATTGCTTTGGTGCACGCACAATCATTTTGGGAAACACAACTCTTAGCCAATGTAGAAAACAAAAACTTTAATTCACGATTAGTAGAGATTGCTTTACGTGGACAATTTCAACAAGACTACCGCGAAACCCGCGATACTAAGATTGATCTTAAAGCAGAAATCAAAGTAGATTATCAAAAAGAAATAGCAGAGCTATTAGCTGCATTAAAGTAATACCAATCAACGGGGAATAGGCTTAGCGGCCGTGCTGGTGCTCATTCACCAGCTACCCACCAAACTACCAATGAGGGTACCATATGATATGTTTGTGTGTTATACTGTGTACTAATAAAAACACAGGAGATACAAATTGACGGCACACGCACTCCTCTCAGCTTCAGGTTCAAAAAGATGGCTTTCATGCACACCATCTGCTCGCCTTGAAGCCACACTACCCGACCCAAAACGCAGCGCAGGCGCTTTTGATTTTAGTCAAGAGGGCACTATGGCGCATACCCTTGGTGAGATTAAATTAAGATACTATTACAATCAAATTGGAACGCAAGAGTATGAACAAGAGTATAACGCGGTCAAAGAGTCATCCTATTACAATGACGACTTCGAGGCTAACGTCGATAATTATGTTTTATATGTTCGTAGCCAAATCGGCGAAGGTGATACCCCACTATTTGAACAACGTGTGGACTTCTCTGATTATGTGCCTGATGGCTTTGGCACAGCCGATGTGGTTATACTTTCTAAGCACTCCATTCGCGTCATCGACCTCAAGTTTGGAAAAGGCGTCCCAGTGTCGGCGATTGACAACACTCAACTTCGCCTTTATGCACTCGGTGCTTATGCCAAGTTTAAGGACGAGTATCCAGATATCAAAGAGGTCTCGTACACAATCCACCAGCCTCGCTTGGACAGCATTTCATCTGATGGAACAACCATCGTTAAGCTGGTCGATTGGGCAAATTACTTCGTTAAGCCTAAAGCCAAAAAGGCTTGGAGTGGAACAGGAGAATTTCTTCCCGGCGAATGGTGCCAGTTCTGCAAAGCCAAAGCACAATGCCGCGCCCGTAGCGACTTTAACACCGAACTTGCCAAGCTCGAGTTTAAAACGCCAGCCCTCCTCACCGAAGAAGAGTTCAGTGAAGTCCTTGCCAAAGCGCAAAACCTCCGCACGTGGGCAAACGACGTAGAAGATTACGCATTGACCCGCGCAGTAGAGCAGGAGATTGTTCCGCCGGGATACAAACTTTCCACCACAATAACTCACCGCAAGATTAGCGACCATGCACTAGCTGCTGTGGTGCTTAAAGAAAAGGGTATGAGCGAAGAGGTAATCTGGGAGCCACGCAAACTAAAGTCTATAGCTGCCTTGGAGAAGCTAGGGCCTAAAGGTCAAATCACCGCTTGGCTAGGTGACTTAGTATTGCGACCAGACGGCCAACCTAAATTAGTAAAAGTTAAAGAAACTGTAGAGGACGATTTTAAATGAGCACATGGTTAATAGCAGCAATGGGTGTCGTGTATTTTGTCGTGGCGATAGATCAATTTATGAAAGGTGGTATTGGTACCGGTATTATGTTTATTGGTTATGCAACCGGTAATATCGGCCTCGTCATGGTGGCAAAATAACAATAAGAGGTACCTATGATGGTAGCGTGTTACGGTTCGGAGTTTGAAATTCCGGATGTATTAATTGAAAAATTTCTTAAAGATTTTGATGGATTGCCGGGCAGTGGTCAGCGAGAAAGCATTATGCAGTTAAGAATGGCAATTGACGATATTTTGGATGTAGTAGCAGAAGAGCCAGAGATTTTACACGAGCCAGCTTACCGGACAGACTTTGTAAGAGCTCTGGCAATGCAACAAGCAATGGGTGAGTTAGGTATTTTGTACGACTCTTAAAAAAAGTTTTTGAATTTTGCATTATTATATGTATGGGTAGACAGACTGACCCCAACTGAAGATCAGTCTTAATGTTAAAAAGGAATTATCATCATGGCGTCAAAATCTGTAAAAACCAAGTTTGTAACTGGTAAAGTACGTTTCTCTTATGCTAACGTTTTCACACCGGGTGAAACACCTAACGGCACCTTAAAGTATTCTGTTTCTATTCTGATTCCAAAATCAGACAAAGAAACTGTAGACCGTTTTAAGAAAGCGTTTGAAGAAACTAAAACAGCCAATGCAGCAATGTGGGGCGGTTCAGTTCCTAAAACCCTAAAAGGTGGTTTGCGTGATGGCGATGCAGAAAAAGATGACGCAACATATGCTGGACACTATTTTATCAACGCTAGCTCTAACGAAAAGCCCGGTATTGTTGACCAAGATTTAAACCCAATCATTGACACTAGCGAGTTTTATTCTGGTTGCTATGGTCGCGCATCAATCACATTGTATCCGTACGATACAAGTGGCTCTAAAGGCATTGCAGCAGGTTTGAATAACGTTCAAAAGTTAGAAGATGGTGAGAAATTAGGCGGCTCTACAACCGCTGCTTCTGACTTCGCAGTATAATTATTTTGTAGTGCCCACATAATGGGTGGGGTGGCTAGAAACTGGTCACCCTTTTTTTTATTTTAAAAAGTTTGCAAATGTATAATAAAGAACAAAAAGCAAAATATTATCAAAAAATAAAAGATACAATTCGTAAAAAATATTTAGAAAACGGTGGAAGAGAAAAATTAAAAAAATTAAGAATAAACAATAAAAAGAAATGCGTTGAATTTTTTAACGGAATTTGCTGTGATTGCGGTTTAAAATCTGAATACTACGATGTTTATGATTTTCATCACGTTAATCCAAATAATAAAGAAAAAGAAATTTCAGACATAATGAATAGAGCTTGGAAAACAATTCAAGCTGAAATTGAAAAATGTATAATGTTATGCGCTAATTGCCATAGAATTAGACATGCTAAAGAAAGAGAATAATAAATGGACCAATACAGAGAGTACATTGCCGCTAGCAGATACGCCCGATTCATTGACGAAAAAGGTCGTCGTGAAAACTGGGGTGAGACTGTAGATCGTTATGTTGAATATATTTTTAGCCGTACACCAGCAATACAAGAAAACAAAAAATTAAAAACAGAAATTCGTAGTGCCATTTTTAACCATGAACTAATGCCTTCCATGCGAGCCATGATGACGGCAGGAAAGAGTGCTGATCGTGACAATACTTGCGTCTATAATTGCTCGTATCTCCCAGTGGATGACGCCAAAAGCTTTGACGAAGCCATGTTCATTTTGCTCTGCGGAACTGGCGTTGGATTCTCGGTTGAATCCAAGTACATTAACCGTCTGCCCGAAGTGCCAGAAAAGTTGTTTGATTCAGAGCACACCATCGTCGTACACGACAGCAAGGAAGGCTGGGCAAAATCATTACGTCTACTCCTCGCCCACCTCTGGGCCGGAGAAATCCCTCAATGGAATGTTGAGTCCGTCCGCCCCGCCGGAGCAAGACTTAAGACTTTTGGTGGAAGAGCTTCCGGGCCGCAACCACTAGTAGACTTGTTTGAGTTTGCTGTTGCTTTATTTAAAGGTGCGAAGGGTCGCAAGTTAAACTCTCTAGAGTGCCACGACTTGATGTGTAAGATTGGTGAGGTAGTTGTGGTCGGTGGTGTTCGCCGATCTGCTATGATCTCACTATCCGATTTGGATGATGAAAGGATCAGG